CCATTAGAAGGGAAGTGTTATTTTCCATTATGAAAGCCACATTTAATTTTGATCTGGATATTCCAGAAGATAAGGTTCAGTATGACATAATGAACCAAGCACAAAAATCTCAGCGTATGTTGTGGCAATTTAGTCAACAATTACGAGAGTGGGAAAAATATGGTCATCAGTTTAATAGTGCTGATAATGCTGTATATAGTATAAGAGAAGAATTCTATAAGATGCTCAACAATTACGAAGTAAATATTGATCTATAATGTTTAAACTACTTAAAAGAAGTCGAATCAATTACTGGAGTTGTTCAAACTTCGCTAATCTTATTAGAGGCGAAGAAAAACCTTGTGCTTTGCCTTGGGACGAATGGGAAACTTGGCGACAAGAATCAGCAAAGAAACATCCTTATCGTTATTGGTTAGCAGAAAAAGGACTGGATTTTTTGCAAGACATTGTGAATCTTCCAATGGATATTTATCATACTATAGAAGTTTATATTCGCAATAGATTCATTGATAAACTTCATTATCTTCGTACAGGATTAAAGCCTGGAGAGTATTATGATCCTGACTATCGTATTCTTCATGGATTGTTCAATGAGTTGGTTATTTTTGTTGAGAGTGAGCAGGCTCATTTGATGAAAGCATATCCAGAACGAAAATATAAGTTCGTTAAAGGACGATGTAAACAAGCGGGTTTGGATTATCTAAACTGGGCAGGTCAATTAAAACTGAATGAAGATTATGGTTTCAATCCAGACGATGAAGATTATAATAAGCCAACAGCACAGGCTATAGACTCTCAGAAGATTTTACAACTTTACAATTGGTGGTTGGATAGAGATTATAGGGCTAGTCCATACGATTTGTTTACCAAAGAGAAAGACGGTAAATATTACTATCGTAAAATTGATGAGATGGAACATAAGTATGATGAAGAAGATACTGAAAAACTAATTGAACTAATTAAGATAAGGAGTTCGTTGTGGACTTAGAACAACATCTGATTAATAATGAACGCATTGTGACTAAATGTAAAACTAGCGACATTTACTCTCAAAATCTTTACGCTGCTCTTTGTAACAATCAATTCTTGTATGGAGATAAAGAATGGACTTGCTCATGGAGAATGAGTGGTGGAATAATTGCTGATATTAGAGATCGTGGAGAATCATATTTAGATTTTTATTGTTCTGGAATTGGTGGTGAAGAAGGAGATGTTGGAGAAGGTTTTGTTACTGACGAAATTAAACTTGATCTAATGATGATGGGCTGGACAGTAAGAGATCATGATGAATATATGAATGCAAGTCGTAAACTTTTAAAAGGATTAAATAATGAAGAAGAAAGTTTCTAAAAAGAAAAAACCCGTCAAGCAAAAGATTGATGTTGTAATAGAGTCATTAGTTCATCTTGAAAAAAGAGTGAAGGAACTAATAGATGGAGTAAAAGATTTGCATACACAAAGGTATTATCATCCATACAACGCCGAACCCAAAAAATATTGGCCCAACTGGAATCCACCAGAGTATAACTAATGACGAGTTTAACAACTGAACAAAAGTTTGCTATCTTTTGGTGTTTCAATAACGCTATGAAATATATGGAAATTGATGAATATGATTCTGACAAAAATATGGTTGTAAACGGAATCAATATTAATGAAACTATTGCAGAATTACTAAAGGACAGATTATTTGTATGAGTATTGATATTAATAAAAATGAAGCATGGAAGATACTGGATGCTCTAGCATCCTATAAAAAAGACTACGCATTAAGTGGGGCGGTTGTTAAAATAATCGACTCTGCTATTAAGAAAATGAAGGATTTTGTAAATGAAAATTAATAACAATACCCATATAACTATGAGCGAGGAAGATGTTAAGGATGCTATTATAAAATATCTTTATCAAAACCAAGGAGTGAGCGGAATATTCAATGTACAATTTAAGTTAGGTTACGCAACAAATGGACTTGGTACAGAGTGTTCTTTTGATGGAGCAGAAATAATGGTGGATCTAAATGAAAAATGAAACAATCAACTTTATCCTAATCTGTGTAGCATATTTCTCTATAGGATTAATACTGGCAGGGAATTATGTTCAAGATAAAACATTAAAAATCACACAGGATACTCTGGAAACTCTTATTAAAATTGAAATGGTAACTGAAAAACAGTTTAGTAATTTACAAGATAGAGTAAAGGAATTAGAAGATGATGGCTCAAGAAGAATCGCCAATATTAGGAAGTAGTATAAATGATGGAGTTAATGCTCCTTTTGCTGATTTGTATTTATTAGATTTTCCGGAGTGGTATGATGTCGAATAAAATTTCATTTAAAGATTTTCTACAACTTGCTGACGATACTTATAATCATTACTCTTTTGAGTTAAGATATGGTCAAACTATTATGAATACTCTATATAGTGTCTGGCCTGAAAAATACAAAGAATTAGTAGCAAGCAAAGAAGATTGTTTTTATGATGACAGTATGGTTAAGTTAACGCTAGATAAGTTAGAAAAAGCATGGACATAGACGATTATATTAATTCTCTGATAAAGGATAATGAGAACTTAAAAAATACTGTTGAGTCTCTTAAAAATGAAATAAGAACTCAACGAAAAGAAATTGCTGTTCTTAGAGAAGAAAGGAGGCTTATTCTAGACAAAGATAAAGGACCGAATGTTATAACATGGAAAGAAAATAATAACGATTAATTTCAAGGAGGAAAAATATGAAAAAGCTTATTTTAGGACTAATGTTTGCAGGATTGATCGCTGGAGTTTGTGAGGCACGACCAAGATACTATTCTAATAATGGTAATAAGGTTTATTCTTACACAAATAACTCATCTGGAAATAACTCAACAGCACAAGGTGTTGCGGAAATTATGGCATCAAGAGGAACTGTGGGTCATTTTGGTGGAAATTCTGGTTATGAAGGATGTGGTAGCGGATTTTCTCAGCAACAAGCATATGGGAATTGCTGTTTCGCTAATAGTGGCATGACAACAGTAGATGTTGGTTATGCTCAAGGCAAAGATGGAAGATGGTATTGTTGCCGACGATATTCTAGGTAATTTGTACTATCTAATCTATCAAGATTGATTTGACTAAGGGGGGCTGCGGAGCATTTTTCCGTAGCCCCCTAAAGTCTTGACAACGGATTGTCGATATGGTATACTAAAGAGAACCATTGGAGATAATGTATGAATACTATTGAGGCAATTTGGACGATTCAAAGTAGTTTGGTTGAAAAAGACAACACCATTAAGAATATGGAAGAAAGAAATTCTGCTCTAACAAAAGTTGTGGCTGCTGTTAGATCAAATTTGGAACGTGCTATCAAGGGACATATTCCTCTTAATCAAGCAGTATACGACTCTGTTGACCTTTGCAGAGCAAACTTTAAATACATGGACTACAGTTCGGGTCAGATTAAACAAGACCCGCCACTGACCGAATCGGATAAGATTTTAAAATGAAGAATAATGACCAATTAAAACAATTTATCAGTGAAATAGGATTTGATAGAACACTTCAGTGTTTGATTGAAGTGCTTGATGATTCTATACATAATGAGAATATTATTCCTTTATGGAAACTAAAGGTTGTCGAGTATCTGGAGCAGGCTTATGATGGGTACATGAACCCTGACAACGACCCATCATACGAAAATGCTTAAAATAAAAAGTCAACCATATAACAGCGTCTGGATAAGTGCCGATTCTCAAGAAGAATTGGGGCGAACTTTTATTCGTTTCCAAGAATATTATGAAAGTCCCAACCCGGATTTTAGAGGTAAAATATTCACATTAGGAATGGTACGACAGTGGTATTCTGTTCAATATGGTGCTGATACTTATCATCATGATTGGACAGGATTTAACTTTCCAAGTAGAATATTGCTTCCATTTAAGCAAGGACTATTTGATCCGTTAACTAGTGAAGAAATCGAGTTGTTAAATCTGTTTAAATATCGACATGATAACTTTTACATTATGGGCGCTCAAAATAACGCTACTTTAAGACATGAATTATCTCATGCTCTTTATGATTCTAATGAAAAATATAGGAACGAGATTGATTCTTACATTAAAAAGAATAAAAGAGGACTAGCAAAAACAAGAAAGTATATTCTTGATAAAGGATACGCTGAAGAAGTCATAAATGATGAGTTGCAGGCTTATATTACAGATAATGATGATCAAACTATTATAACCAATACTGATCCTAATATTATTTTAGGCATAAATAAAATATACAAGAAATATAGGAAGTCATAATGATTGAAGATGAGGACTTTAGTGATGAAGAAAAAAGTTACCATGAATGGGTAAGTAAGAATCTCTCCTTTATCAGTCAAAATAAACAAAGTGTTAATGTTATGAAAAGATTATATTTGGAAGGTTTTGCTGCCGGATGGCAATACCGAAAAGAATATGACGCAAGAGAATGGCTACAAAAATGAGTCCAAATTATGATCCTGACTGGAATCCAGATGACTATGATATGACTCTTAAATATGAGCCAATGGATCAATCTAAAATTTCTTTTATCCTAGCGATGTATCAAAAGGAACCAGTATTAGACTATATCAAACAGTTATGGAAACTTATTGATTATCAAAAACAAGAAATTTGGAAACAAAGAAAAGAAATTATCTCAGTCAAGCATAAAATAGCATGGAAACATTATGACAAAGAAATAGACTATGCTGATCCTGTAAATAGAGTCAATACTAATAAACCAAAACGTACAGATGAAATGGGTTGCTAAATGTTTAAGATTACAGAAGTAAAAAGTTGGGCTAAAACTTGGGGTTATTCTATCATTAAAGAGAAAGATGATAGTGTTAATGGTGCTAGTTATTACTGGTGCAAAAACGACGATCCAAATGCTACAGGAGTTGCTCTTAGTGTGAGTAAAGTTGCAACCGCTATTTATAATCATATGACTAATGATAAATATGTAGAACATCAAAAACAATATCAAGAGAAAAAAGATGATACAAAATTCTCAACAGCAGAATAATGATATTGAAAATCAATGTTTAGTACCAGTTGTTGTTACTGCTCCTATAATAAATGGTATAATTGGTGGAATATCCAGTGTAATTACTGCTTATTTTTTTAAGCCAGTATGGGAAAAAATAACAAAATTATGGAAAAATAAGGATAAATAAATGAGTCAAGTAAAATTAGTTAGTGTTACTCCAGATGCTGAAAAATTAATGGCCTATTGTGCGAGAGTAAGTAATCCGAATAATCAAAACAACGATAACTATGCTAAACTTTTAAAGTATTGTATTGATCATAAGCATTTTTCCATATTCGAGCAAAGTTTTATGACTGTGGAAATTAATACAACTAGAGGTCTTGCTGCCCAAATTCTACGACATAGATCGTTCACTTTTCAGGAGTTTAGTCAACGATATGCAGATGCGACATTATTGAGTGAAGAAATTCCATTATTTGAACTTCGTCGCCAAGACAATAAGAACAGACAGAATAGTATTGATGATATTGATCATGAAATAGTAGTTAAGTGGAATACTCAAATAAGAGAACATTTTTCAAAAGCAAAAGCGATATATGATAGCATGATTAAAGACGGGGTGGCTAAAGAGTGTGCCAGATTTATACTGCCATTAGCAACTCCAACAAGACTTTATATGAGCGGAACAGTTCGTTCGTGGCTACATTATATTGAATTACGTTCTGGTCATGGTACTCAAAAAGAACATATGATTATTGCTAATGAATGTAAGAAAATTTTTGTTGAACAATTTCCTACTATTGGAGAGGCATTAGGATGGACACTTTGACCATTAATATTACTCCAGAGATTTATCAAGAAGCAGAACAACGTAATCTGTCTTATAAAAACAAATATGGAAATACTGGCACTCATAGATTAAACAAAGATCGTCAAAGAATGACGGGGTATCTAGCAGAAGCCAGTATTAGATCGTATTTTCCTCAACTAAATTATAGCGATAATGATAATGTAGATTTCATAATTGATTCAATAACAATTGATTCAAAAGCACAAGGATGTAATACGAAACCATTAGATAATTATGTTGGAACACTTTATGAAGAACAAAAAGCAAGAGATGTAGATTATTATGTTTTTAGTAGAATAAAAAATGATTTTACCATCGCATGGATATGTGGGGCTATTTCAAAAAAAGACTTTTTCGATCTTTCGACCTTAGTAAAGGCTGGAACGACCAATAATAATTTTACATACGATCAAAGTAGGTATGAGATACAATATAATAAATTAATAGATATCAAGTCATTTCTTAACCAGATTGGATCATATAATGAAACTGTTTAATATTACTGCTCAGGTTTATAAGAATAATGATCTTTCAAAACAGAATCTATTAATAAATGAGGTTCACGATGGCTTGTCCTCTGAAGAAGCATTAAATAATTTTAAGCTTCATTTTCCTTCCATAGAATACTCTTTAGTAAAAATCCTATCTGTTGAACAAATTTCTAAAGTTTTTGCTTGACTGTAGCCGATGCTTGTGGTATGCTGGTCAAAAACGAGGAAACTATGCGTTACGGATTGTGTTGTATTTCGCTCAAACTTAAAGAGCAGGGTATTGGTCATCAGACCATGACTTTTAAACGCTTCAATTCTCTGCCGCGAGAAGAAGCCATAGCAATACTTGGAGATAGGATTCTTAATAATCTTATTACTACTCGTAAAACTATTGAGTTTTGCGGACAAAGTGACTATGTTTATCGTGTTAGTAGCGATATTTTTCCTCTCATTACTTATGATGAGGCTAATGTAAGTTTGGAAGATTTGCCAAACCATGATGAAATTCAAGATGAGTTTGATAATATTGCACAAAGCATTATTGATAGTAATGTAAGAGTTTCTGCACATCCTTCTGAATTTAACAGTTTGTCTAGTTTGACTCCTAGAGTTGTTGAAAAGACTATTACAGAATTGAATTTCTATAGTAGTTTTTTTGACAGAATCGGACTGCCAGCAGATACTAATTCACCAATGAATCTTCATGTTCATAATAATAACGGAACCAGAGAAGAAATCTCTCGTCGTTTTTACGAAAACTTTAAGCGTCTTGATGAAAATTGTCAGACACGACTTACTATTGAAAATGATGATAAACTTAATTGCTGGAGCGTGAAAGAACTGGTTGATATTTTTCATCCTATTACTCGCATCCCAATCTGTTTCGATTATCTGCATCATAAGTGTCATCCTAATAATTTGACAGAGTGTGAGGCTATTAATATGTGCTTTGACACTTGGCAAACTCGTCCATTATTTCATTATAGTGAGAGTAGGCTTGGAAATAATCCAAGGGCTCATTCTGATTATTCAGAAAATGCTTTTAATACTTACGGACTAGAATTTGATGTGGACATGGAACTAAAAGCAAAAGACTTGGCTATAGAAAATCATATAGAAATTACTAAAGGGGTTGCAGTATGAGTCATAATTTAATTTTAATCACAGGACTAATTTATATCTGGGTGGCTTTTGAGCAAGGAATCTTGCACAAGAACTATGGTATGCTTATTACATATATTGGCTATGCTTTTGCAAATATCGGCTTATATATGTTAGCATCAAAATAAGGACAAAACAATGAAAGAACCAGTAAGAATAAAACTAACAGACTCCCCAGAAAATAAAAAAGTTAATCTAACTCCTTTACCTTCATTAGAAGATAAATATTTTGACAGAATGGATGATGATGTTTACATAAAACCATTGGAAATATATGAAGATAATCAACAAAACAATACGCAAAGCATATCAAAATTGGAATCCGAATCGTCTGATTAGATGCTACCACTATGCTGCCGCATTTGATGGAACCAAACTAATTTGTTTCACCCAAAACAACCCGATTAAGACTCATACTGGTGCTTATAGAATCGGTGAAGATTTTAATCTGGAAAAATATAAGGAGTTCCCATATTATCATTCTGAATCTCGTCTTATTTCTAAACTTTTGGATAAGTATAATACCATTGATTCTAATTGGTCAATTGTTGTATTGCGTATCAACCGAAAGGGACTTATTTTAGGAAGTAAACCTTGTAAAAATTGTGATAAACTTCTTAATGCTGTAGGATTGAATAGTGTCTATTATAGTACCGACGATGGGAATTTTATTGACAGTGTTGGAAATTTGATTGAAGGCAACGAGTTGACAATGCCGATGGTTATGGTATAATCCGCTATACGGAGGCTACCTATGAATTGTATTTATTGTCAAGAAAATGTTGGATTTGATCGCTACGAGTTTCTGGTTGAAACTGGTCGCAAAATGATTTGCAAGGATTGTAGTGTAGAAAATCGTGCTGTGGGATTTATGGATTGGGGACATAAAACTGCACCTAGTCTTGTTATGGTTCCCGCTAATGCTACACAAACTATTCGTAAACTTGATCGTGCCAACAGGAGAGCAAGATGAAAAATAATATGACTTGGTTACAACTGTATAACTTTCTTTATGAACGAGCAAACGATATTAATAATCCCGGCAGTTTTCCTTGGCAAGAAAATGTGCAAGTATTTGATTTTGAAACTCTAGAATATTATCCTACTGATTTTATTCAAATGCCGGATAATAAAATTTCTTTGAGTATTGATACTTCTAACACAAATATGGAGACTGTTTAAAATGGATTTAGAAATTGAAAGCCTCTTGTTTAAGCAAGTTGAAAAGCCTAAAAATCATCTTATGACTAAGATTATTAATGTCTGGGAGAATCGCTATCGTATTAATGTTTATACTGAAATTTTTGATGAAACCATTCAACTAACCAAGCGTAAGATTAGTGCTAGTTATTTTTGTCATTATAGTTCCGGTAAACTAGAAATAAAGGATAGTCCAAATGGATCAGGAATTACAGCAACAACTATTTGATAAATATCCAGACTTTTTCAGTAATAAAGATAAAAGTCCTATGGAAAGTTGTATGAGTATGGGTATAGAGTGCGGAAATGGATGGTATGATCTTATAAATTCAATTTGCCAGATAGTAGAGAGTCTTAATAAGAATATCAAAGATAGAAATAGACTTATTGCTGGTAACAATGAAACAATTATTGATTTCAAATTTGATCAGATTAAAGAAAAGTTTGGCGGACTTAGGGCTTATTATTCTGGTGGAAATGATTACATTCGTGGTTTGGTTACTATGGCTGAAACGATGAGTTATAAAATTTGTGAAGTTTGTGGGAATAAAGGAAAAGCAAATAAAAGTGGCTGGATTATCACACTTTGCGATGGCTGTAGAAAATCTTAAAGAAACCGACTTGACAACGCCGATAATCTTGTTATACTTGGAGCATAAGGCTTAACAAACGCACCGGAGATAAATAAAATGGGTAAGGGACAAAAGGCTTGTGAGAATTGTGGTCAAACTACTGGCCCCCGTGCTTATGCGTGTAAGAAGTGTAATACTCCTTTCGTCTTTAAGGCAAAGAGTAAGGAACATAAAAATACAAGGGCTATCCAGAATGTTAATTGGCGTGAACTGGTAAAGGGAGATAGAATTAAGGTTGGTGGCGGGCCTTATTTTTTTAGCAAGGGGGAGTTTATCCCTATGGGCTATAGGGGTAAGTTTGTGGTTGAATCAGTAGATAAGAATGGTATTCTTGCTTGGGGCATTGACAAGAACGCTGGATTTGCACATATTTATATGGCTGGAGATATTCAGAATAAGGAAACTGGTGTTTGGAAAACCAAGCACAAGTTGATCAAATTGAAGCAGAGAGAGCAGGCCGTATGAGTTTAAGTCCTCAACAAAAAGAAGCACTAGAAAATCTATATTCTCATAGAGATCATATAGAAGATCATCTCAATAAAATTGACACTATTTTAAAGATGTCTTTTCCAAAAGAATATGCTCTAGCCTATCAGCATTGGTTGCCACAAATAAAAACTGGCCTAAGAGATAATACTAAATGGCTTCCTAGAGGACAATACTCAATGGACTATACTCTAAATAGTTTAATTGACCATGTGATTAATGATTTGGATAAAGGTGTAAGTAAGTATATCTAATAAATTACTTTTTGGAGAGTATGAACATGAGCGACGTTTATGCGATTACTGATCTTGAAGGATACGCCACAGAAATGCGTGAGGCTGCGGCTAAAAGTCTATCACAGTCTTATGAAGAAAATCTTGATGATTTTATTAGCATCGGACAAATGATTAATCTTGTAAATAGCGAATGTGTTGGATTCGATAATAAAGATCGTCCGTTACTCAATGAAGATGCAAATGAAACAATCTATGAGCGTACTGTAACATGGATTCATAATGTTGGATTGGCAAAACTCGCTGCTAAAGGATTGGTAGAATGTGCTTGGGATGAAAAAAGCAACGAGATGGTTTTTTGGGCTAATCCAGAAATCACAAAAACAACAAAGAAAAAGAGAAAATCAAATGACCAATCCATCAAACGAAGAAATAAGAAGAAAGATTCGTGATCTAGAAGATAAGATTCATGATTGTAAAGCATATATCTCATCTGATTTTTGTGTGAGTTGTAATGAGATGTATGAAAATATTAAAAAGTATGAAGCAGATATTAAATCTCTCAAGGAATTATACCACAACGACTAAAAAAATATTCTCAAGAGTTGACAAGCCGCTAGTCGATGATATAATGGTGGCAGGACGGTGATTGATCTTTAACAATACGGGGCGGAAGGTAAGCCGGTTGCATCCGACACTCTTATAAGGTGTTCATAGGTTGGTTCGACTCCAACTCGCCCTATTTTTATTTTATAACTTGCTATAAAGAATAAATTATCTATTATTTGAATAGAGTAAAATTCATTATAACAAGCAAGGAAATTTTATGACTCATCGTTCATTATGCTGTATGCCAATAGTAACTCTTTTATTTGGTCTATTAGTTTTATCGGTTGGTTTCAATTTTATATTCGTTGAAAAAATCAATCAACTACATCATATCGTTAATAGTACAACTTCGCCAGTAGATGATGACGAACTGAAGAAATTGATGGAAGAAGTTAAAAGGCTATCAAAGCAAACATATACTTCAGGCACTAAATACGATATTAAAACTAGAGAACCGATACAAAATGATTTCTGAAATTATATACGATAGAGAATGGACATTAAAATATTCTCTATTTAATAGAAAATGTTATTTTAGTGGACAATCTTTAAGGTTTCAACCATGTTATGTTGGAAGAAAAAAGATTCGTTCATTATTGTCAAAAAGGTATCAGAATGATGATATTTGGATAAGTAAAGAACACTATCTGGATATGATTAAGAATGGAATGGTGTAACTTATGATAACCTTCCTTCATATTAGTTAAGTAACTAACCCGCCTAAAAGAAAGATTATCATGAAATACAGACTTCTGTTTATATGTCTATTATCAGTTTTATTTGCTTCTTTAACAATGAATGTTATTCATTCAGAATCTTTGGAGGCTGTTAAAGAAGTTAATAAGATCAATGATATGATACATACAAAAATGGTCAGTAATCTACACGATAGATTGATTGAACTGGAAAACTAAGGGGGCGAAAGGTATCGACAGGTAAATAGAGATATGGATGGCATCGACTGGTTGAATAACAGGCCAGTATAAAAGTTATTCAAAAAATGTTAATTGGCGAAGTAAATCTCGCTCTCGCTGCCTAATTAATTAGGTACGAGTGGGGCTATATGGGCCTTATTACCCAATCATATTGACTCAGATAATTCTGATAAGGAAGTCTAACCCGAAAACATAGGCAATGATCGTAATCGATCTGATGAAGATAATTCTTCTAGGTTTGTCTAATGTCCAAATTACAATAGACTAACGATGTAGATGTTTATATTGAAATTACTCTGGACGCGATTTTCAAAGATCGCCGCCTCCACCATATTTTTATCGCCTCCATTGCTATTTTTGGTGTATATAGTAATGGAGGTAATGCTATGAAAACAATAAGTTTAATGTGCCATACTTGTGGAAAAACTATTTCCAAACCCAAAAATGAAATAAATAGACAGTTAAAAAATGGGAGAACAGAATTTTATTGTAATTTAAGTTGTTCTGGAAAAAATAAAAATAATATTGAACATTTAAAAAACTTCAAAGACAATTTCAAAAATATAAGATATATAAAACAGACAGATGAATATTCTAATTTTAGATGGTACATGAAAGTTATAAGAAAAAGTTCTAAAAGAAAAAATCAAAAACATAATGTCAATTGTCAATATCTTAAAGATTTATGGGAAAAGCAAAATGGTATATGTCCATTTACACATAAAAAATTAGATTTAAGGACACATTCAAAAGATAGTCTTAAAAATCCATATTCTGCATCTATAGATAGAATTGATAATACTAAAGGATATATAGAGGGAAATATTAGATTTGTCGCTTTAATATACAATTACGCAAGAAATACTTTCTCAGATGATGAGGTAATGGATTTTTGTAAAAACGTGTGGAACAGACTTGACAATGGCTTCAATGCCAACGCCTCCACTTTATTATGATTAGAAAAATTTGTTCATACTGTGGCAAAAGGAAAAACTGTAAAAGTTTCCCCAAGCATAGTATGTATAAAGATAATCTGGATAGTAGATGTAGAAGTTGTGTTAAGAAACAAACTAAAGTTCGTGGAAAACTTCACAAAAAAGCCCCTCCTCGCCCAGAGGTATGTGAGTGCTGTAAAAAAGCCCCATTAAAATGGTGCTTGGATCACGATCATTCTGATGATTCTTTTAGAGGATGGCTCTGTGATAGGTGTAATACTGGCATAGGTAAACTTGATGACAATTTAAACGGTGTAATTAAGGCTGTAAACTATTTAATTATGGCAAAAAATAGGAAACAGCAAAATGATAACAATCCATAGTTTTTTCCCTAATGATATTTCTAGCATCAGGGCTAATACTTTATCAGCAAGTAAACAAGCAGAATTGTCAAATAAATTCTTAAAAAAGCATCAATATACTACAATATTATATACTGACGCAGAAAGCATATCTTATTTTAAACATATACCATATGATGATATAAGAATATTAGATTTAAAAGATTATCAATTACCAAATACTTTTGACTTTTGGTCTGTTACTAAACTTGTTTCTTGTTTGTCTGTTAATGAGCCATTTTATCATGTAGATTTAGATTTATTTTTAGTAGAAGATATTATACAACAATATAAAAATGAACCCTTTATAGCTTTGCATTATGAACCATGGATCAAAGATTGTTTTTTTAGTAAGTTGCCTAAAGATAAAATAGACGAATGGTTTAATATAGATAATGACATTGCTCAATGTTATAATTTTGGTATTTTTGGCGGAATGGATCATACTACCATTAAAAACAGCATAGAACATCTAATAACGGGTGTTAATACTCATAATAATGAGATAACTGAATTTTTATCAACACTAGAAACAGACGGATATAATTGGAAGACATCAGTGTTTTTAGAGCAATATATATTGCCATCAATTATTGCGAAAAAATTGAACGTACAGAATTTACCAGTTTTAGTACCAGAATCCATAACAGCAAAAGGTGAAATCGGAATCAGACACAGACTTAAAAAACATAAAATATTACATTTGTGGGGATTAAAGAATACGTTTGAAGAATTTATGGGACTAAATTTATTTTTAGATATGATAAACAAATATTATTTATAACATATGAATATTCCAATATTTTGTATTAATCTTGAACGAGCAACAGAAAGAAAATCTTTAATACAGAAAGAATGGATAGATAAACTAAATTTAGATATTGTTTTTTGGAAAGGTTATGATAGAAAAAATATAACAAATAATAAATTTATATATCCATATGATAAAAAATTAGCAATAAGTTTTATGGGCAGACAACTGAGCGAAGGAGAGATAGCATGTGCTACAAGTTTTTGCCTTCTCTATGAGCACTTATTAGAGAATAATTATGAAGAAGTAATTATTATGGAGGATGATATAACTCCATTAATAAAAAACAAAGACGAATTATTTAATACAATATCTGAGGGAAAAAAAGAATTTCCTACAGCAGATATGATGCTTTTACACGAATATCCACACGCAAATAAGAAAAAAGTCTATAGTATAAAAAAAGAGATATTTTCAATGTGTGATGAAAGTCCATGGGGGAATCAATTATTTTATACAAAAAAATTAGCAATATTAGAACTTTATTTATTATTAAGAACCATGTCTATGCCAGCAGACCATCCTCAGAGACAACTTTCTAGTCAACAAAGAGTGATTATAGTAAACAAAGCATTATGTCATCACGAATGGACTGGGCCAAAATCTACAACATATATTGGTAACGAATACAGAAATTCAAATAGAAAATTTATTGATAATTAAATATGAATAAAAATATTCTTATCACAGGAGGTGCTGGATTTGTGGGGTCAAATCTTGGAAAAAGATTATATTCTTTAGGATGTTCTGTAGTGTCTATAGATAATTATTCTACCGGATCAGAAAATAATCACACAGAAGGCATAGAATATATTAAGAATGACATTATATCAACCATAGATTACCATAGATATGGTAAGTTTGATGCTATAGTTCATTGTGCAGCAAAGGCCAGGATAAAACAATCTTTTATTGACGATAAAGAATATTTCCATACTAACATTCTTGGGACATATAATATTACAAAGTATGCTGCTCAAAATAGTATTCCAATAGTTTATATTGGAACAAGTTCTCATCATAGCGGCAAATTTAGTAATCCATATACTTTTACGAAAGATGTTGGAGAAGACATAATAAGACTATATCAACAAAATTTTAGTTTATTAGCATCTATTGCTAGATTATATAATGTGTATGGACCGAATGAATTGATGGATGATAATGGAACATTAATTGGTAAATGGAAATATAATTATAAAAATAATTTACCTTTTATCATTTATGGTGATGGATCTAAACGCCGTGACTTTACTCATGTTGATGATGTATGTGATGCAATAATTAAAATTATAATAAATCTCAAATACGGATTTGAATTTGAATTAGGCAGAGGTGAGAATTATAGCGTATCTGAAGTAGCAGATATGTTTCAATACAATAATATAATATACAAACCAGATTTGGTTGGAGAAGCACCAACTACTCTGGCAGAAAATAATGAAACAAAAACCATTTTAAATTGGAATCCAAAAAATAATTTATCAGTATATATAAAAAGCATTAAATAATTTATGAAACAATTTTGTAATCTAATCTATAATACAAATCCAACTATTTTTCATGCTCATGGAATACCACAAAAATCCCCTTTGTGGCAAAGAATTAAAGATTTATGTAACAACGATGTTTTTATACCTCATAATCTACAAATAGTCACATTTAATAATGGATCATCACACTGCAATAAAGATGTCGGGAGTTTAGAGAACTCAATTCAAAATAGATGCACAGTTATGGGAGCCGATATAAAAAAATGGAATAATATTCACAAAATATCACTAATAATAGATTACTTAAAGTCGAATCAGACCGATTATGTTCTCAGTATGGATTCCTCAGATGTTGTTGTTTTTTGTTTGGACGAAATTATAGAAAAGTTTTTATTGAAAAATTGTGATATTCTGTTTAATGCCGAAATAAATTGTTGGCCTAAAGATTATAGCGATGAAAAAAAATGGTTTCGTGAACCCTTTTGTTATTTAAATGCTGGAGCGTGTATCGGCAAAAAAGAATCAATGCTTAAATTTTATAGCCAGTGCCTATCTTTTGTAAAGGTCGAAGATTACTCTGAACAAAAAATTGTTAAACAAAATTTTTATAAATGGTACCCTAAAATTTTAATTGACGATAATTGTAGTATTTTTCAAACACTTAACGGAACAACCGAAGACATATTACATATCCCATGATAAATACAGTTTTAGCATCATATTTCTGTTCAACGCCTGATCCTTTATCCCTTAATGATTATAGAAAACATGTTGTTAGAGATGATCAAAGGATAGATTTTTGGAAAAATGATTATACTCTAATACTTCCACTAATTGATAGTGTTCTAAAAAATGGATCTAATATTGTTGTATTCCATGATTGTTTTGATAATATTCCGAATATAGATGGTTGTTTATGGGTAAGAATTGAAAACAATGAAAAATATACTCCAACAACATATAGATGGTTTGTTTATTATGAGTATTTAAAAAAACATAAATTTTCAAATTTATTTATGGTTGATAGTACCGACGTGCTTATGTTAAAAAATTATGATATAAAAAATAATACTTTATATTGTGGTAGTGAATATAAAGACAAACTTTTATCTACTTATATGAAAAAAAAATTTAAATATATAACCATATCAGATTTTGATGAAGTATTAAATCAATATAGAGATCATACTTTACTAAATGCAGGTGTAGTTGGTGGAGACTATAACATATGTATTAGATTATTAGAAAAATTAACACAATATCATTCTCAAGTTTCAAAAAATATAAAGATATCTTTAGATATGCCAATTTTTAATTATGTATTATTTAAATATTTTAAAGAGAACATTGATTATGGCATTCATATAAATACTAGATTTTGGTGTAATGAATACAATAATATTTCTATTTGGAAACACAAGTGATCTTATTAAAGAAAAAACTAATAGAAAGTTTATTGAATGAAAATAAATATAGTAGTAACCTGTATAGATCATACAGATAATTATAAATACATAAATATGTTAAAATATTGGATATATAAATATAATAAATCTAATACAGATGCAAACTTAATAGTTCTATCTGACACAAAAACTGACTTATCATTTTTAGACAAAAAAATTGATTGTATTAGATACGATCTAGATTATGATAAAGAGTATCAAGAAATTAAAAAAAAATATATATCATGTAACAATAAATGGTATGACCACAATATGGTAATATCAGATATTTTACGGTTTGGAAAAATGCCAGCAATGTTTCAAAATTTATTAATTATTGATTTAGACGCTATTGTGGAAAAAACAATAAATATTCCTGATGATATCGTATCAAAACCAATGGCAGGATGTGATCATGGGGAGTACAGCAAAAAATTAAATGCTGGATTTACATATATTAATACTAATTTAGGGCCCGAACTTTTAAATAAAGTAATTAATACCAATTTAAATTATCCTTGGCTTTGTGAGGATCTTATATCTGAGATATGGATCGATAAATATTATCATAAACTACCCCCAGAATATAATTGGTTAGTAGGCTTATATGGATTTAACCCTAAAGCATATGTTAATCATTATTGGAACCATAGATATCCTAAATTTTTTGCAAAAAAAATGCTAGAATATAAAGTTAATAATTTCATAAAAGGAAGTCAAATTATATGAGCCGTCTTGAAGAACTTTTAAAATGTAAAAGAATGGATTACGGCTATCCTGTAGACGGTAATTTATTGCATGGATTATATGATTTGGTTTGTGATAATATAACAAAAGACAGCACTATAGTAGAGATAGGTAGTTATTCTGGAATTTCGTCAGAATTATTTGCATTATTCTGTAACAAATTATACTGTGTTGATATTTGGGAGGGTTTCTCCGCACCGGCAGAAAAAACATTTGATGAGCTAATTATTAAATACAACAATATTGTAAAAATAAAATTAAATAGTAGCAATGCTGCAAAAATTTTTCAGAATCATTTTATAGACCTAGTATATATTGATGCGGAACATAGTTATCATGCTACTAAAAATTATATTCTTTCATGGATGCCAAAGATTAAACCAAATGGAATAATTTCTGGCCATGATTATTATTGGCCAGGAGTAAACCAAGTAGTTAATGAAATATTTTCTAACAAACAGATTAAAATTTATAAAGATGACTCTTGGCTTGTAAAACTTAATAGCGATTGAGTCAAGTTTCTGCTTGACAACGACGATATTGTATGGTATCGTAGAAGGACACAACAAGGAGAAATTGGGAATGATTCACGATTTTAATTATGTTTGGGGAATGGTTCGTGATCTTAGGGCGACCAGTAGCACTATTGATAAGGTGGGTATTATTGAGGATTATTGTGCTGGTGGACGATCTGATCCATCTGCTGCTAATTTTACTAAAAAGATTCTACTCTATACTTATCATCCCGCTTGGCAGTATTTTGTTACGAGTGATAATCTTAAAAAGAAAAGTTCTCTCAGGGGCAAATCTTACAAGAATTTCTTTGATCTTCTGAATGACCTAAAGAATCGTGTTATAACTGGTCACGATGCTATCGGAGCAATACATACTTTTATCGATTCTTGTTCTGATAAGTCGAACATAGAAGAACTAGTTTACTGCATTATCGACAAAGATTTAAAAACCCGTGCTGGGGATAAGATTATTAATAAGGCTATTCCCGATCATATTCCAGAGTTTAGTGTTGCTCTTGCTGATAAGTATGAGCCTAAACTTGTAGACTGGAAAGACTCTTGGTTTGTCTCACGCAAACTAGACGGATTGAGATTGATTGCTGTTGTTGATGAGAATGGTAACTCCACTTTCTTTTCACGAACAGGCAAAGTATTTGATACTCTAGATATTATTTCTGGTGGTATTAAGGCTTTGGGTATTACTAATGTTGTATTTGATGGTGAACTATGTTTGGTAGATGATGATGGTAATGAAGATTTTCAGGGCATTATGAAAGAGATTAGAAAGAAAGACCATACTATTCCTAATCCATCATATAAGATGTTCGACATGATTAGCCATGACGAGTTTTATAGTAAGAAGGGAGAGAAGAATAAGACTTATAGCCACAGATACAATAATCTGAGAGAAGTTATGAAAGAAAATACTTGCGTTTGTCTTAGCGTATTAGGTCAAGAAAAAATTAAAGATGATGAACATTTTCAAGAATGGGTTAAAAAAGCAGCAGATTATGGCTGGGAAGGAATTATGCTACGAGCAGATGAGCCATATAAAGGTAAGCGTAGCAAAGATTTGCTAAAAGTTAAGAAATTTTTTGATGACGAATATGAAGTAGTTGATACTGAGATGGGGCCATTTCGTTATGTTAAAGATGGTGCAGAACATGAGGAGCCTATGCTTTCTTGCGTTATGATTCAGCATAAGGATCATACAGTTAGGGTTGGTAGTGGATTTAGTATTGAACAGCGTCAAGAATTCTACAAAAATCCTAAAAAGATTTTGGGTAAACAAATAACTGTACAATATTTTGAAGAGACCAATAACCAAGATGGAGGTATCTCTCTTAGATTCCCTACTTTCAAAATTCTGCATGGCAAACGCAGAGACACATAAAATTTTAGGTAAAATGTATGGTATTATCTATAGACAATTTTAATATCAACACACATTACGATGTTAAAGATAATCAGATATATAATAATCCAATATTTAAGATCAGTTATTGTATAACTTGTCACAACAGAACATGGCAGTTAAAACAAACTCTTGCTCATAATATTCTAGGTCTTAAAGACGATGAACAAATTGTTTTAGTTAATTATAGCAGTAACGATGGGCTAGACGAGTTTATAAAAACTAATCATATACAAAATATTGTAAACAACAAATTAAAATACATATATGTTTGTGATCAAAATTATTATAATTGCTCAATTGCTAAAAATATTGCTCATTATTTTGCAGATAGCGAATATGTAGTTAATTTAGACGGCGATAATTTTATAGATGAATTTAGAGCAACTATTGATTACACTATTGGTAACTTCAAAAATAACTTTATTCTTCATCTAGCCGTTTTGGAAAAAGATTTTCACGATTCCCATAAACAACTAAAAGGATACGAAGGAAGTTTTGGTAGAATTTGCTGTCATAAAGAAGATTTTATTTCTCTTGGAGGTTATAATGAAAGTTTTTTGCCAATAGCGTATCAAGATTCAGACTTGCTATTACGAGCAATAGCAAAAAAAATGAACTATATTAATATACCTATTAAAACCAAGTGTTTGAAAAATAATAAGAGCATAACCTATAAAACTAAAAACAACCATCAATATTCATGGATCGATTGTAAAAAAATTAACCAATTAATTTCAAATTATAATATCTCTAATAATAAACTAATAGCACCAAACATTATAAAAAATTTTAAGTGCTACTTTAATTTGCATAGTACGCCCGAAAGAATTACTTATAATAATACCAAGGATATAGTATCTGACTGGCAAATAATAGAGCAAACAGAACATACAGAACCATTAGAAATGCAAAATATTATAGAATTTTATAAATACAATGTATTAGACCAAGAATTTGATAGTAAATTTTATCAGACAAATTATCCTGAAACGATCAACTACTATCAGCCATTTTGTTTACAAAATAACGTACCTGAACAACAAAGATTATTTCATCATTATGTCTTATATGGTAAAAAATCTGGCTATCTCAAAAATTTAAAAGACTTTATTCAACAAAATCTTTCTGTATTAGATATGACCAAAATAGATACTGGGGATGTGGATCAAATTTATCCAGTATCCCCCGGTTATGTTGAGCAATATATGATACAAACACAAAATGGTAAGGACATTGCTGCTAAAAGTAAAATAGGCATAGTTTCCTTGGCGAGAAATTGTTCTAAAAATATTATTAAGTCTATAAAAAATATACAAAAAATAATATGTAAAGATTGGAGAATGATAATTTATGAGAATGATTCTATAGATAATACAAAAAATCTTTTACAAAGCGTTGAGGATAATAGAATACATACTATTAGTATAGACGATAATAGCTCCTATTTAATAGACAGATCGCAAACTAGAACAAACAATTTGGCAAGATATAGGAATTTCTGCATAGACTGGATTGATAAAAACTATTCAGATTGTGATTATGTTATTGTTTTAGATTTGGATGCTGATCTTGGTTTTTCTATAGAAGGAATTTATAATAGTATTAGTTGGTTAAGTTCACTAGACGATGCTGGTGGCATAGGATCGTACTCGCCTCTTTTGTCTATAGAAAATAGTAAAATTGTATTTGTTCACTATGATTCGTTTGCTGTTAGAATGAATGATTGGGAACCCATAGTCAATAACAAAGATATTCATAATCCTTGGTTTAAACACTGGCATCCTGTGGTTGGATCAAATCCTGTGCCTATTTATTCTTGTTTTGGGGGTTTGGCTGTTTATAAAACAAAAGCATTTCTTAAAGGAAGATACGACGGTAATTTAGGATCAGAACATATTGCATTTCATAAAAGCCTCAGAGATGAAGGATATAATATGTACTTAAATCCTAGTAGCCGATTTTTTCTATATACAAATCAATGATAAAAAAATATTTTGTAATATACGGAGAAAGAAACAGTGGAACTAATTATTTAGAAACCGTTCTGACTGGAAAATCTTATCATTTATCATATACGTCTTCTTGTTTTGAAACTATTGTAATTAATTCATCAATTGCAGAAATTTATAATGATAAATATGGACACAAACATTTTTTTGGATTTTATGATAAAATAATTAAGAACACAAGCAGTAATATTGTATTCGTTGGAATAGTTAGAAATCCTTATGATTGGATTATGGCTTTAAATAAATCCAAACACCATATTCCTCCAGACAATCAAAATATTGAAAGTTTTGTAAAAAATGAGTGGTATTCTATACAACACAACACAAAACACGTTGACTATGGTAGAGAATTCATGGATGACAGAGATTTTACAACTGGGCATCTTCTTGATAACTTATATGGTTATTCTAATCTACCAAAACGTTACAAAAATATATTTGATATGAGAAGTAAAAAACTTAGATATTTATTATATACAATGCCAACACTAGTAACTAATTATGAACTAATCAAGTATGAAGATTTTATAATGGATCCTACGAGTATACTTACTGAATGGTCTAAAAAATATAATCTTGAATTAAATTCAACATTCATGCCACCAATTAAAAAAGAAGCCTATCCAATACCAGAAGAAATTAAAAAAAGTATCAATGAGGGAGTAGACTGGGAAATAGACAATAAATTAGGATACTATATTAAGTAGGCGAGAACCTTTATGAGTGACGAAACTACAAATTACCAATTCTATACTGACGGATATACTGATGGCTACGCAAATAAAGAATATAATCCATATCGTCTATTAACAAAGGTAACACAAGAAAACGATATAGATATTATGATAAAAGAATATGCTAAAGGATATGAAACTGGTAAATTTAATGCTGAAATAGATGAAAAAAATTATGAATAAACAAGAAAAAAAACAACTCGTTGATTCATATCGCCATTGGTGGCACTCTATAGATTTTGGTGATGGTATAATTTCTCAAGGAGAAAAAAGCACCATTGTTCACGAAAGAGAAAAAACTCAATGGTTTCCAAGTGATTTTTTTAAAGACAAAAGAGTTTTAGACGTAGGAACATGGGATGGATATTATGCGTTTTACGCAGAACAGGCTGGGGCATCAGAGGTTATAGCGGTGGATAAATTTGTATGGGAAGGAACTAGGGGCAGATGTAAACTAGGATTTGATATTGCTAAACAAATTTTGAACTCTAAAGTTAAAGAACATGTCTTATATATTGAAGATATGACGCCTGAAATATTAGGAACATTTGATTCTATCATATTTACTGGAGTTTTTTATCATCTTCAAAATCCTTATTGTGCATTAGAAATATTGGATAAGCTATTAAATAATAATGGAAGAATAATTATAGAAACTACAATGCGAAATTTAGAAATTGATAAACCATTGATGGAATTTCATCCAAAAAAAACATTAAATAATGATCCAACTAATTTTTGGTCACCTAATACATTATGTTTAAGATTAATGTTTGAAGAAATTGGTAATTATGTTGTTGAGAAAATACACGAAGGAAAGCGTGGCATTATGATAGTAAAAAAGGGGATCACGATTTAAAAATCCCATCTATCAGATTCAAGTAGTGGCTCTTGACAAACCGATACCTGTAGTGTAGAATCGTAGCATCGTGCTATTAAACTTTTGGAGAAAGCCATGATTGTTGAGAACTCTGTTATTCCTGTTCAGAATAATACTTTGGATAAGACTAAGGCCGATATTTTCTTTGAGAATTTCCCTAAAGATAAGGTTGTTTCATACAAGGAATACTGGGAGAGTGTTCGTCCTCAGAATGCGGAGGATATTTTTCGTCGCTATCTCTTTGCCTATTGCTCTGTTCATACCACTTGGAAGGGTAATTGCTCAGGATATAATGCTATCAAGAATTTTAACGAGTGGATTGACAATAAAGAGACTCTGCTAAATAAACTCCACAAGAGCGGCGTTGGACTTCACAATAATCGCACCAACTATATTTGGGATTTTAGTGAGAAGTTTTGGGCTAATCCTAAAGACTTTTACTTTACATCTAAGAAGGGTCATGTTAAGAAGCGTGACAGTATTCTGAATAAGATTAGTGGGATTGGTCTTGCTAAGATTAGTTTTGCTCTTGAAATGATTCATCCTAATGAGGCTAGGGTATTGTGTTTGGATGTTCATATGCTTCGTCTGTATGATATGGAACATTTGAAGTATAATAAGAGTAAAAATGGATCAACTACCTATAAAAAGGCTGAACGCCATTGGATGGTGAATTGTGGAAAAAATAAAATCCCATCTTATATTGCCAGATGTGCTTATTGGGATAAGTTGCAGGGTAAAGAAGATTCTCGTTATTGGTCATTTTGTCTTGAATAAATTATATGGAGAAAGACTCCAACCTTCTGTGGATTTGTATTTTCCGCTGATTAGACAACAAATACTACTATGTCTCATATTATATTTTTGTCTTAAATCATATGCTCTACCAACAAAAATAGTTCCATTTTTATGATAGAATGTATGTATAGTAGGATTAATTAAATGAGTCTGTTCAGGTCTTTCTTTTATTTCATTTCGAATATCTACTAATAAGTATTGAATTAATAACAAACCAAAACCATATTTTTGTTTAGCATATTTGAAAGTAGCAGCAGTATTATTATTGAGCCAATAATTTTTTATATCTTGTTTTTGTTTTTTAGTTACATTTTTTGGTTCTTGTCCACCAGCATGATATGTAGAATTGTAGTATTGTTTTCGATTCAGTTTCGCCTTATCCAAAAATGATTGCTCAAGACTAATTAAATTATCCTTTGTACATTTTGCTTCAATATGGAATACAAAATTATTTTTGCCATATTTATTCCACGCTCTTTGAAGATAAATACAGTGATGAATTCCTTTATTTAAATTTTGCTCGTGATGTCTCCATCTGCGAATTATATCACAACTAGAGCCGATATAACTTTTTCCATTAATTTTATTTGATATTGAATATATTCCATGAATCTTATTATTCATATTGACTCCTTGCTAATCGTCTTTGAACATACTATAATAGGTAGTACACCAAAAGACTATTGGAGTTTTGTTCTAGAATGATAAATTATAAGTCTGTAAGATTTTTTCCTAGTTGGCAAACAGAAAACTCTACCCAAGTAGTTGGTCTTCTCAATATGTTAAACTATATTGTATCTATTAATCCTAATATAGAACATTATGTAGAAATAGGCTGCTATATTGGAGAATCCACAGCCTTGGTTTTGGGATTTCCTCAGATAAAAAATCTGCATTGTGTAGATGTATGGCCAGATTTAAATGTTAAAAATCTTTTTGATACTAGAATATCTACATCGGGTAAAAATCATGTTAAAATTCACCACACTTCTTCTAAAAAATTTGCAGAAACAGTCAACTACGAAATTGACGTTGTTTATATCGATGGAGATCATTCGTATAATTCTGTAAAACAAGACATATCTGTATGGTATCCAAAAATTAAAAAGGGTGGGTTTTTATGCGGTCATGATTATAATCAGGAATCTTGGCCCGACTGCAAAAGAGCAATAGACGAATTTATAAATAGCAATAATTTTCATTTACAAACTTTCTGTGATTGTAGTTGGTTAATTCAAAAGGTTTAAGATATTATGAGCGAGAATGGTAAAGGTTCTAAAAAAAGACCGCGATCAGTAAGTCAAGAAACATGGGACAAAAACTATGAAAGAATCTTCAGAAAAAGCAAAAATACTAAACATGGTAAAGTTCGAAAAAAATAAAACCACATTCATATTGTGTGATTGTAGGAGTGAGGTTCTGGTATTAGAACACGATATTGAATATGAAATAACAGAACTGTCAATATATGAGAATATGTCATCTTATGGTCATAAAATGTCATTTTGGCAGAAATTAAGGTATATTTATCAGGTTTTAATTCATAATCGCCCATACTCTGATCAAATTATTCTTAATAAAGACCAACTAAAAGATTTAGGTATGTTTATTAATGGGTGTATATAATACTGTCTCTTAATACTATCAAGGAGGCTACTATGATAATGAAAAATTATGTTGCTGATGAACTAGCAAATAAAGTATATCATCTAACTAAGGCTCTTAATCAGGCAGAGTCGATTATTAAAACTCTTGAAGTAGAGAATGATAATCTTAAAGAAACATTATCATTAATATATGATAGAGAAAATTCAGTAAACAACGACTTTTTAGTAGAGGTATAATATGGGTCGCCTAGCCAAAAATAGTCACGACAAAATGATATTCGGAGTTTGTGGAGGATTAGCCAAGGCCACGGGCATAGATTCATCACTAATAAGATTAGGATTTGTATTTGGAGCAATTTTTACAGGAAGTATTTTATTTTGGATTTATCTTCTACTTGGAATAGTTCTACCTATTGACGAATAATGATTTATTTTATCTCCGATACCCACTTTGGACACAAGAATATTGTGGGTTATTGCAAAAGACCATTTACTGATACTCACGAAATGAATAAGACCATTATTGATAATATCAATAGTGTTGTTAAGCCAAAGGATACTCTTTATTTTCTTGGAGATTTTTGTCATAGGGGTGGTGATCCTAAGAAATATAGAAAACAAATAAATTGTGAAGATATTCATGTGATTCTTGGCAACCATGACAATGAGGATAAATTTAGTGAAAAAGATTTTTCTTCTATAGCACTAATGAAAGAAATAACCTACTGTAATCAAAAGATAATTCTGTTTCACTATCCTATGAGAGCATGGAACAAAAGTTATCGTAAAAGTTGGATGCTTTATGGTCATGTTCACGGCAGACTTCACAATGAGGATGAATCACTAGGACGCTTTACGCTTGATGTGGGCGTGGATAATAAAAGGGAAGGTGTTGGGTTTGGCACTCCGTATAGTTTTAAAGAGATTCAGAAACTATTTGGCGACAGAGAGAAAAAATTCAAGGTCGCCCAGTTGACAAGCCGATAATGGATGTTAGAATGAAGGAGTCAAGCGAGAGTATCAGTCATGCGACTGACTCGCAAGACAAGACTTGGAAATGATTTGGAGGTTGATTATGGCTGAAGTTACTACGGTTGATAAGCAGAGTCGTGTTCGTTGCAGTGACGAGCAGTTCCTTGAGGCGGTTTTCTCCAGCAAGACTTATGCTGAGATTGCCGTTAAGACTGGTCAGAAGGTTGCTAGTACGATGGCTCGTTATGCTCGTACAAAGTCCGCTCTGACCAAGAAGGGTATTGAACTGCCCGCTATGGAACGTGCGAAGCCAACCAAGACGGTTGACAACGTAGAGGCTATGGCAGAGGTTGTTCGTCGCCTCAAGGCTCATGCGAACGGTTGATTAAAACCAAAAGGTGATCGGCTACAACGGTTTAAATGCTTGAGGCACACAAGTTTTCAACCTCAAATCATTGATTGTTGTAGTCGGTCACTTATATGGGAGCGTAGTCCAATTGGCAGCAGACAAAGGACTTAAAATCCTTCCAGTGTGGGTTCGACTCCCACCGCTCCTATTTGTAGAATGATAATTATCGAAAGGAAAACCAATGAGCAAAAATGTTCTAGAACTATATAAGATTGGTAGTAAGGTTAAGTTGACAGGAGAAGGCACTGAATCTATTTATGGAAGTATTATTGGTATTAATATAACTGGAGATAATACAGTTACCTATTCTTGTGGCTGGTGGAATGGTCGCTCATACGATGTTCATGATTTTTCACCAAACCAGATCGAAGTTGTATTAGCAGAAAAGTTTAAGATAGGATTCTCCACATGAATGAAAACTCCAATCCACTAGACTATTTAATTCAGTGCTGTGAAACAGCAATAAATACTGGGCGTTGGAATTTAACACGATTCACAGTATTAAATGCCAAGAATGAATTAGAAAAGTTACGAGAAGCCAAAAGAGATTTAGCACAAAATGCTTTCAATGCTAATCAGAATAGTGTTGAAGATAATAATCGTTGGTTAAGTTGTGAAAAAGAATTGGTCGCTCTGAAGGAAAAAATTAAAACCATTTTTAGTCAACCTGTTGCCTATGGTTTAATTAACGACAGACATGATCTATACAATCTAACTTTGCATTATAATAGGTTTGATGACAAGGATGATAAACTAATACCTCTCTATTCAAACAGAGAAGAATTTCTAAAAGGGGATTGGAAAAGTGGTAAGTTATCCAAATAGGTATTTTAAGGGATGGTGTTCTAATGAAGGTAATCCACGATCTCATATTCTTCATTATCATATTCTCACTATTCGAGATATTAGTGACTATAATGGCGGACTTATACCAGAAGAAGTAAATTCTTTAGAAGAATACTTTAATGTTGATGGTATAGGAATTGATGATCCATATTATATGGTTACTGGAACATTCAAGTTTGATTTTGCACGAACTCCTATTAAAATTCTGGAAACAAGTGAACTAAAAATAGCCATTGATATTGTTGAACAACTAACAGGGAATATTATCAGAGAAGATGAAGTATACAATTCACGATGATGGTTTTGGTTGTTTTGAAGAAGGTGGTTGTGCTGAATTCTATTGGATAAAAGAGGATAAAACTCTTGGATTCAAACAATTTGGCAGCAAAAAGAGTGCCACAGTTACTTACAACAAACAAAAACTACTAAGTAAATTTGATCTTGCCCCAAAAGTTATTGGCAAAATCACCAAATTAAAATATGAATGGGGAGATGAAACAAATTGGGGATATGTTACAGAAAGAGCTAAAATTCTCGACGAAAAGGTGATGAAAAAACGATTACGAGATATTCAGAATCTTGTGGAAACTATTGAGAACAAAACTCGTCTAAGATTTTGGGATTGTCATTATTGGAATATTGGTTATGTGAAACGAAATAATAAGGCTAAACTGGTCTGTATTGATACTGGGCCTGAGAGTTTTAATCGTGATGCTGATGCTTGGGGCATGGGAACTCCTGGCCCAAAATGCGGTTATTGTAGTAGGTATCAATGTCGTTGTAGCGATTCTTATTGGTGTGATTAGATGGTGTATTCTTTAGTATAAGGAGTATTATTTATGTCTAAAGAATTTAACGATATAATCAGAGAAATCAATAAGCAAAATAAAGAACTACATAGTATAGATAATAGCATATCTAAAGAAGTAGTTAAAGAAATATCTGATCTTAAAAAAAGTGTCAAAAACATAGAAAATAAAATACGATCTATGGATGACACTCTGATTAAATTATTTGACATACTCAATACTATAACTGTTTTTATTGAGGACGCTGAATCCATGAATGGAGATGATTTAGACGATGAAGAAGACTGGACTCCTTATGATGAAAGAAATTTTTCATACAACAATGACGAAGATGATGATGATGAGGAGGAAAGCGAATGGAATATTCATGAGGACGAAAGTTAATGGCTAGTTTGGCATTACTAGTAACACTAATGTTTTTATTTGTGGTGCTACTTGGGCCAGCAACGTGGTTATTAAGTAAATCAAGATTCATTCCAAAATTCGTAATATACATAATGGGACTTTTGAGCATTTTAATAGGAATATATTGGTGTTTTTTACCAGTTAATTTACTCAGATTTTTTGGACTCCTTACGGCATATTTAGGATGGATGGCGATACAATCTAAAGATAGAGGGGCTTGACAACCGATAACACTGTGGTATGATTGGACTATCACAGGAACGATTCACAGGACATTTGGAGACATAAAGATGAAGTTGGCAGATCGCGTTATTGAGACTCATAGTGCTGGTGTTCGTAGCGAGTCTGGTTTTACAATCGCTCAGACTAGCAAAATGTTTAAAATCCTTTCGGACTCTCTTTATTCCGATAAGGTGATGGCAGTTATTCGTGAACTGTCTACTAATGCTTATGATAGTCATATTAGTGCTGGTAATAAGAATCCCTTCAAGGTGATCTTGCCAACATCTGCTAATCCTTCTTTTACCGTGCGTGATTATGGCACTGGTCTTAGTCAGGGAGATATGGAGAACCTGTATACAACTTACGGTGCTTCTAATAAGAATGATAGCAACGATTTTGTAGGTTGTCTTGGTCTTGGTAGCAAGAGTCCGTTTGCTTATACCAAGAGTTTTACCACCAGTTCTTATTTTAATGGAACTAAGTATACTTATATCGCCGCTATTGATGACAGCGGTGTTCCTACTCTGAATCTTTTTAATACTTGTGAAACTGATGAGGCTAATGGTCTTGAAATCAGTTTTGCTGTTAAGAACCATGATTTTAGTGAGTTTACCAATAAGGCTATCAGGATTTTCCATTATTTCCGAATGAAACCTATTATTGAGGGTGGACTTGGAGATAATCTGCAAGATCATAAGTATAGCAATACTAATATTGTGATCAGCGGTAATGGCTGGAGAGTTTGCAGACTTAATAACGATACTCAGTATTATCCTAATAATTATCATCGTATTGATAGTGGTGTTGTTGCTATCATGGGAAATATTGCATATCCTGTTCAGACCGCTCAGATTATTGGTCAGGAAAAGGAAGATCAACCAGATCATATTGCCAAGTGGAATAGGGCTTTCCAGAAAGCCGATATTGATTCGTGGAAGAGTTTCGTTACTGAGATCATTAACTCTGGTCTTTATCTGGAACTTGATTTTGGTATTGGCGAACTGGAAATGGACGTTTCCCGTGAAGGTTTGCAGTATACTAAGAGCGTTATTAAAACTCTGCGTCAAAAGACTCAAGAGATTTATCTTGAGATGAAGGATGAATTTAGTAAGAAGATTTCTGCTGCTAAGACCAAGATTGAGGCTATCACAACATATTATCAGATGAATGAATTGTCTGGTGGATGGGGTGTTGGTGCATCTTGGACTGACCCTAATGGTAAGAGCCACAATATTAATAGTGGTGCTGACCTTGAATATAAAATCAAGGCTGGCAAGAACCTGTACGTTTTTAATTACAAGAGCAGCGGGTATCGTTCACGACGCCTTATTTCTCTAACAGACAAAATCCATCATGATACTCTTACTGGTAAGGGATATTCTTACTGGAATAGTCAGAAGAAGAATGGGAAAATTGCTTTTTTTGTTTGTGACGTTAAGGGTGAAGAAACTGCCAAGAAGATTGTGACACGTTATTGTAATCAAAATGATTGTTTTGCTTACATGATTATGGACACAAAGGATCATACTCAAAGCGACAAGGGTTTTGATGATCTGATTAATGATGTCGGTAGTGAGAATCTGCTCAAGGTTTCTGATTATAAACATCTTACTCAAAGTTCTGGCCCTCGTAAAAGTGGAGTCAGAAATAGTAATGGTAGTGTGAGCGATCAAGATATATTCTTTATTCATGGTCAGTCTAAGGATTCTGGTAAACTTAGTGTCGAATATAACGATGCTCTTAGTTTGAAAACTCTTACAAGTGACGAACTAGACGAATTGAGTGATAGTGATTCTATCATTTATGTTCCTATTCTTCGTTATCAAAGCACACCAGAGTTTCCTAAGATTAATAATATTGTATCGCTATTTGATAATGAGAATATCAAGGGACTATTTGGAGATGTGAAGGTTTATGCTATCAAGAGCAATTTTGTAGCAAAAATGACCAGTGAAGGACACAATCTTGTTGACTTTAATACTTGGTTTAAAAAGATTCTCTCAACAAAGATTAAGAGTTATTTTAACAATACCAATGAGTACAACTCTATTGTTGAATTCTACAAAAAGGAATTTATCAGTAAGGATGGTGATAACGATAATTATTATTACAATCATGGAACATTGGTTAGTCAGTTCTCTTGTCATATGTTGAGTATTTTTGGTCTTGAATATAAGAAATATATCAAGAATACTGAACTATCCAATATTATTGATAGTTTTCTTGTAATGGAATTCTTTGCCGATACTATGCACAGAGCAACTTTTGATCTGAAACGATTCTCTCAGACTGAATATTTTGACCATATCAACTCTTTGCTCAAGGATCGAGGTATTGATCATCTTGATAGTAAGGAACTCAAGAAGAAAAATGTACAATATAACACTCTTATAAATATTCAACATCAGATGTTTGACCATTCTGATGATATTGAGGGATATACTAAATTGTTTAAGTCTGATGCTAAAGCAATCAAGTATAATTTGACCAAAGCGGCAGACTTGAAGAAAATTCTTAAAGTCGAGGTTGACAAGAACCCGATGCTGAAGTATATTATGGGAAGCAACCAGATTAATGGCAATCTTAGAGATTTGGACAGCAAGTATAATCCTATCTCTCAATTTGCTGATAATTATTATGGTAAGAGAAATAATGCTGTATGGGTTGAGAGTATGGATAGCGACAAGGTTGAATTGTTTAAGATTCAGTTGAGTAGTTTGATCAAGTAATTCACAAGGTAACTAAAAACAATAGGAGTTTATATCATGAGTGTTCCGTTTATGTT